ATACGAGCAATAGTTCCATTGTGTGTAAACGCTTTTCCTTTTACAAGAGAAATTGTTTCAATAGGAGTAGTTAAGTTTCCTACCGCATAAATGGCAACTGTAATTGGCTCTTCTTGAGCACGAAATTCATAAATACTACTAGCATTAAGCTCTGTAGTGTTGTATTCGGCTCCAGGAACAGCAGCAAAGCTATAGGTTAACGCACCTACGCCTTGACCAGAAGTTGAAGGATATACTAGTGCACCCATGATTAGTTAATCTCCATCCCTGAGATGTGAAGCTTCAAACCAGCAGCTGATCCATCAGCATTTATAGTTTCTGATGCATCTAGAACTTGCTTAAGGTCTAGAGCAAAAATACCATTTGCAGGTACTGTTACTGCGGATAGCACTTCATGTGTTGCTAGCTTTACTGTACCAGTTAATACGTTAGCTGTTGTATTAGTTAGCACAATGTTAGTTACTACAGCAGTTGTTGCTGCAGGAACTGTGTATACGTCAGCTGCTGAGGTAGCTACGCTTCCTCGGAACAGCTTCTTTACTGTATTTGCCATTTATTTGTTACCTCCTAAGTAACTATTAGTTCTTACCCGGTGGGTTAGAAAATCCCCATAACTTGTGCGAGCTCATTTTGAGCACGTTGTGTATCTACGTATAGTTTTGTTGTTGCATTATCATTTGCAGTTGGAGCAGAGACAAGCACTATTTGATCTAGCTTAAGCTTGTCATAGACAAGTCCAGCTTGAGAGTAGTTAATTGTTGTGCTTGGCTTTGTTGTGATATTTGATACTAGTGACCAAACTCCTGTGTCCGCATCCTTTGAGAATGCTGTCCACTTGTCTGATCCACCAACATTGTATTCACCAACAAAAGCAAAATCAAGAAGATTTGATGGGTTGTCCTGTGCGGTAAAGATCATAGGAGCAACGATAGAAATATTTTCAGTTTCAACAGTTGTGCCACCACCAGTAAAGGAGATAGTACCCGTAATATTTACGTCACCGCCAATATTTACGTCACCGGTAACGCCCATACCACCAGCTACTACAAGAGCTCCGGTGGTTGTAGATGTCGATTGTGTTGCAATCTCAACATGTACTGTTTGATCTGGAATAATAACCATCTGTGTATTGTCAGACGCAAGACCGCCAGCAGCAAATATAATCTTATTTTCAGTACCGTTATCTGAAGTAGCAAATACAAGGTTACCCTTACCAGTTGTACCGGCCACTGCATTACCTGCAGGTGATACTCCTAAGAAGGTTACGTCACCATTTGTTTTAGCATAAGTAAAACTAGTTGTTGTTGGAATAGATGCAATTGTGTAGGTTCCGTTAAAAATACCATCTACACCAGTAATAACTACAGGCATACCAACACGGAATCCGTGTGCGGTTGGAGTAGTAAGGGTTGCTACGTTATTTGTTAAAGATTTTCCGTTAACAGTCGATGTTAAAACTCTTGGAGCTTCGAAGAATATGTAACCGTCGTTTGGCCCAGTAATAGTAAAGTCTGGGTCTGCAAATGCTCCAGACGTAATACCCATGTCGATGTATCCGGAGTCATCAGTTCCGTTGTTAGCGTAGGCAATAAAGTCTGTAGATGAGTTTGCTGCTCCACCCTTATTTTGGAAAGCAATCTGTGCATAGTCTGGAGTATCAATACTTGCAATAATTGCTGGATCTTGAAGACCGGCTGAAGTTTCAAAGCTTTGCGCTTCTGCACCAACGTACAACTTACCTACGTTAGCTGGAGCAGTTCCGTCTAAAATTGCTTCAAGTTGATCATTCAAAGCATCTTGAGCATCGGCTGAGGCAGCTACTAGGTCGTTAATGCCAAGTAGATTGCCAAGTGTCTCAAGCGTCTTGGCAATATATACCAAGTCTTGAGCAGTATAGGTGCTTGCAGCAAGAGAAGCAGTAATTTCGGACTTTACTGCATCTATTTGCGTATTAAGCGCTGAGTAGGATGGCATTAGTTATCTCCTTCGAGGGCGGTACCCAGTAAGCTAGTATAGGTAGAATTCTTCATTTTAAATCCTTAACTTCCTGAACTTGGCCCAAATATGTTTAGGCCAAGCCAACGGTCGTTTCTTAAGAAATTGATCTGGTTGGTTACGTCTCCAGAGGCGCTAACAGCGGCTACTGCAGCATCTCTTGCGGTATTAATAGCCGAAATTGAGGATGTCTGCTGGGTAGTTAGGGCTGTCAAGGCTGTGTCTCTGGTATCAGTAATATTGCCAATAGCGGAGGTTCCAGTAGTTGAGATGACAGTTACTGCATCAGACTGAGCTTGAGTTATGGTAGAGGTGGCGTTATTAGCTGCGGTAGTGATTTGACCTAAAGAAGCGGTAACAAGATCGATAATATCTTGTGTATTGGTTTCTCCTAGATCAGCAAGCAGTTCATTGATAGTTGCAATGACGGGGGTCGCTACATCATTAAAGTCATCGATTGCATTTGTTGCTGCGGTGTTTAAGTTTGTTGTTGCTGTAGATACGATGTTGTTTAAGTTTGTTTGGGCGGTTGTTACACCAGCATTTAAAGTTGTAATGGCTGAGGTTGCACTGTTAGTTACCTGACCTTGTTGGTAAGTACCCTCGGCAATAACCCTAGTCAATGCTAGGTTTGCTACTGCAGCTTCAAGAGCCTTCATCTGAATTAGAAGGTCTTTATTATCAATGTTAGTAGCTACGGACTCTACTTTTGCTGTAATAATGGCTTCTAGAGCAGAGAAGTCGGGATTAATCGGCACTATTGTCTCCTCACAAAGCCGCTAAGGCTACTGCTTCAATAAACGCAACATCGGAAATGATGCGTACTTCTTCTGATGCTTCATCATAGGTTACTGTAAGGCCTTGATGATTCGCATGGTCAAAGGCAGAAACAATAACTGGAATAATGTCTTGAATAGGACCCGCAGGTCCTGTAGGTCCGGTAGGTCCTAGAGGAGCCGCACCAACCTCAATCCAATAATTATCATACCAGATATACGCAGAACCATCTGTAGGGTTAAACCAAGCATCTCCATTTGCTGCACCAACAGGCGGTGTTTCTGAAGTATATGCAAACTTACCTGTTGGTCCGGTAGGACCTGAAACACCTTCTGGACCAGTTGGACCTGTAGGACCTGTTGGCCCCACTACTTGTCCTATGTCATCAAACTCTGTTCCATCCCATACCCAAAGATGTCCACCATCTTCTTGTACTACATAGGCGTCTCCTAAAATATTCCCTGTAGTAGGAAGATCTGCTATTAAACTTAAAGTCCCTCTTACTACAAAAGACTTACCTTCAGGTCCTGTTGGTCCAGTTGGTCCAACTTCACCTTGAGGTCCCGTAGGTCCAAGATCTCCCTGTGGACCAGTAGGTCCAATATCTCCAGTTAGACCGGTTGGTCCTGTTGGACCTGCATCTCCTTGCGGACCGGTTGCACCAGTCTCACCTTGTGCACCTGTTGCGCCTAAAAATAGTGACCAATAAGGACTTCCTTCATATGGTGGATAGCCTGGGTTTGCTTCACCAATACGAATCCATAAAAATCCTGAATATGAAACAACCATGCCAGGGTAATAATCAGCACCATTGTCATACGCACCAACATAGTTAAATGGCATTGGACCAGTAGGTCCGGTAGGTCCAGCCGCACCTTGTGGACCAGTTGGTCCGACTTCACCTTGTGGACCTTGATCACCTTCAAGACCTGCTAAACCTTGCTCACCTTGTGGTCCAGTAGGACCAATAAGTCCAGTTTCACCTTGTGGTCCAGTAGGTCCTATATCACCTTGCGCTCCTGTTGGACCAGTAGCCCCTTCAATTCTTCCTACGTTTACCCAAGAAGAAGAGTTGCTACTCCAAACATATAAATCTCCAGAGATAATGTACGCATCTCCTGGACTACCTGATGCAGGTAATTCACCAGAGTTGTTTAATGCACCTAAAACATTTAAGCCTTGACCAGTTGCACCGGTAGGTCCAGTAGGTCCGACCTCACCTTGTAAACCTTGTGGGCCAGTAGGACCGGTTTCTCCTTGAATACCTTGTTCACCTTGAAGTCCTTGAATACCCTGTACACCAGGTAAACCTGTTTCACCCGTAGCACCAGTAGGACCTGTAGGTCCAGGAACATTAGATGCGGCACCTGTTGGTCCTTGTGCTCCCGTAGGACCAGTTGCGCCTTGTGGACCAGTTGGTCCAAGCTCTCCAGTTAGACCCTGCTCACCTTGAGGACCTGTTGGTCCTGGAAGACCAGTTGCGCCTTGTGCACCTGTAGGTCCAGTAGGTCCTTGTGCGCCAGTTGCACCAGCTAAACCTTGAAAACCTTGAAGACCTTGTGGACCTGTTGCGCCCGTTGCTCCTTGTGGACCAGTAGGTCCTTGAATATTTCCAACATTTTCCCAGATGGTATTTGCATTATCCCAAACGTAAAGATCACCATCGATTAAATATGCATCTCCAGGCAAACCAACTTCTGGAAGTTCACTTTCATTGGGAAGTGTTCCCTGAATAGTAACTCCAGTACCGGCAGGACCAGTTGGTCCTTGAATACCTTGAGATCCGGTTGGACCTGTTGCACCTCTAGAACCTGTCGGTCCAGTTGCCCCCATAGGTCCTTGAATACCTTGTGGGCCAGTAACTCCTTGTTCACCGGCAGGTCCTGTTGCACCAATTGGGCCAGTAGGTCCTTGTGGACCAGTAGATCCTTTAGGACCAGCAGGACCAGTAGCTCCTTGCGGACCAGTGGGACCCACAACTGTGCTTGCAGCACCTGTTGGTCCTGTTGCACCAGTAGCTCCCATAGGACCAGTTGCACCAGTTGCTCCAGTAGGTCCAGTTACAGTTGATGCTGCTCCTGTCGGTCCTGTTGGACCAGTAGGTCCCATAGCTCCTGCAGGACCAGCTGTATCAGGACCAAAGACTACAATTTCAGGGCTTTGCTCAATAATTTGTATGATCTCTGGATCTGTCACGATTACTCCGAAATCTGAGGCTTAGTAAACACTTTGCCTTCTAGATAGGTTTTAACAGCTCCAGTTGAATTATTTGTCAATTGAATGTCGTAATATGCGGTACGTGGAAGAGCATCTGTTTGGGCGCTAGTTAGGGATAGGGTCAGTGTATCTAGTGGACCACCGACAATGGAAGCACTTTTTACGATGGTAAAGGTAGCAAGAATAATTGGCCCAACTTGATTGTTTGGATAAGTTGGGAATAAACGAATCTGTGAAAGCGGAGTGTAACCAGCAAGATCCACAGAGAATTTAAGCTGAATACTAAAGTTATCTCCAGAGTAAAGAGATAGATCTCTGTTTACTACGGGGCTTGCAGGAGTAATATCTCCGTAATCTGGCATAGCCAGATATACACGTTGTGGAAGTGATCCGTCATCTATTTCTTGTGGACGATAGATAGGTACGTAACGGTTTGTACGACGACTAATACGACGTAAATTAAACACGTCGATTTTATAAAGACCAGTTCCAAGCAACATAGAGAGTTCACGGTATTGTTCTTTGCGTTGCGCAATAATGTCTGAAAGCTGCCTAAAACGTTCTGAACGAGGGATAGAAACCCCATCCGGAGAAATAATATCAATATCAAATGCTGAGTCAGTGGCTAAGGTATATAAAGCCATAGTTGACGCTAAAAGCACCACCGGATATTCATCAATACCTGCCATAGTAGCTATGGTTACTCTAGAACCGCTGCTATCTGTAGCACGAGCTGAATGCTCTACAAACGCGGTATTAACATAATATTGAATTTCAGCATCTGTAAAATATTTATGTGCAATTCCGGAAATAATCACGGATGCGTCTACTGGAGGTATTGATCCTAAAGTGACCATACCCATAACTTCTTCAACACTAGCTGCGTTTGATACTTCAACTCCATTTACTTTGATAGATAGGGAAGTAGCATTTACTGGAGCTTCGGTAAGCTGAAAACGCTTGTTAACCCCGTCTCCACGAAATTCTTCGACAAAGGTCCTGTTTATATCGCCTATCTCTACCCGTAGACGATCACTAAGTCCTGATAACGTCGCCACTTGTCCTCGTATCTATCCAATAAAACCGGCAACCTATAATCTCAAAGAGACCGAAAATATACAGGGTAAATAAAGACCCACTCCGACTAGGAGGGCGTGTCTTCGTCGGAGTGGGCACTCTTATATTAGACTAGAGACGTTCGTACAAATAACCCTTTTCTTGAAGGTGTTGTGCCACATGCTTAGGCACTTTGTACTTTTGTCCAGCTTTAAAGGAATAGTGCTTTCCTACGCCGATAGTTACGTGCTCTAGATCTTCTGCCAAACGAACGATCTGCGTATCATCAGCCATGCTGACTCCTACAGATTCAATCTCATCAATTACTGTTGGTGTATCTGGGTTTTTACTTACATCTACCACTTCAGTCTCAAGACGAGCTGCTGCGGTAGCAGTTGCCATAGACATCTCATTAGCACGTTGTGCTAGTTCTTCTGCGTGAGCTTTTAGTTGCTCTTCGCGTTGACGTCCAGTGACGTCAGTTACTTTTGCTTTTGCCACGATTATTGTTCTCCTATAGGTTTTAAGTGGGGGCGGGTTTCCCCGCCCCCATGTGTTGCTTAAATTAGTTGGTTTCTGCCAAGACTACAGACTGGTCAGTAATAAGACCAAGACCGTAGATAGCATACCAAGCAAGAGCGTGCTCACGGCCGAAGTCAAGAATACCGCCATCGCGGAGTTCGACTGGAAGTGAGATCGCGTGACCAAATGCATTGTCACCGATGAAGATAGCTGTATAGCGATCCTTGTTACCGTTACCAGTCTTTGTTACTGGAGATGTATAACCTCCACCAGTTGGGTAAACAATTGAGCCTGCAGCTACTGCAGTGTCGGTAGTGTAACCAGCACCAGCACCATTTGTGACCTTCTCAATCTGAGTGGTCTCAATGAATACTGTGTCATATAGACGGCCGATTTCACCGAGCATGAAGTTACCAGGAGCAGCGTACTTAGTTACCTCAATGAACTCTGGGAGGTCACGAAGCTTACGGCTCTGGTGTGGGTGAACGAATGCCACGTAGGTCTCGCCAAGCCGTGGAATGTTCTTGGTTGATAGTGTCTCGACAGCGTCCTTAACAACAGCGGTTGTAAGGTTGAAGTTACCGGTAAGAGAAGCACGTGAAGTACCTACTGTACCGTTTGTATACCAGTCGTTAACAGCAACGTTAGCAGAACGATCATAACCGTAAATAACGGAAGACGCTGCCATGAGGGTGTCACGAGCCTGGCCATCGAGATAAAGGGCCATGTTACGGCCAAGAAGACGTGAAGCAGAAGCCATCACGTCATCGAATGATGCATTGAGTAGAAGTTCAGAAACAGCAATTGCATAGCCATGCTCTGCGACTGTGATTGAGAACTGCTGTGCTGTCAATGCATTGGTCTGCATACGAACACCTTCAACAAGTGCTCCTGCAAAACCAAGGTTGTTATAACGCATAAAGTTGATCTGGAGACCAGGTGCAACGCCAAGCTCTGTCTTCTTAACAGCGAACTGTTCGAAGCGGAGGATTGGCATCGACTGGAAAAGAATTTCCTTAGACCAGATCGTCTGGATTGCTTGCGTTAGCTGGCTGTTAGAGCCAGAGTACGCTGTAGGTGCGGCAGCTAAATTGCCGGTACCTGTTACGGCTGATGCCATAGTCGGTTTTCTCCTTAGTTATTAAGTTGTTATTGGGGATTTACTATCCGAAGATTCCCTTATTTCGATCGTTAGCTGCTTTTCCAAGAAGCTTAGATCTGTGTTTTGCGTATTCGGTAACCGACATGGCAGAGATTTGTTCTGCCGTTAACTGATTTTGCTCCAAATTAGTGTCCATCGGTCCGGTAGGCGGCGCGGTTACCCGGCTGCCAGTCATTTCTTTGCGTGCAGTCTGCATAGCAGATTGCGCCGATTCCAGAATCCGTGAAGATCTTTCACGCAACCCTGTAATACTATTTTCAATCTCATCAGGAGTATTTCCTGAGATTAGGTCTACGAGCTCTGGGATGATGTTGTCCCGCTCTTCTTCGAGGCGGCGATTGCGATACTCAGTGAGTTCTGCATACTGACGCTCTCGTTGGAGTAGTGCAAATGTGCGTTCACGCTCTAGTTTTTCTTCTTCGAGCTTTTGCGCCCACTCTTTTTCCTTAGCTTCAAGAAGTTGGCGTACATCCATTTCTGACTCAGCTTTGCGCTTTGCTTCAGCCTCTGCTTCAGCCTTTGCACGTTCTGCTTCTGCCAATCGCTCTTCTCGTTCCTTCTTAAGCAAGGTGAGCTCTTCTTTAAGCGAATCAATTTGAGGGTAAAGCTTGGATTTCTCCTGCTCACGAACCTTCTTCAAATCTACTTCGGTATATGTTTTTTCCGTAACTTGATCAATTACGGGTTCTGCTTTACTTTCCGTTGCTGCTGGAACGTCAGCCAAGAATGCTTCTTGAACTGCCGGGGCATCAACGATATTCGTTGTTTCTGCCATGATTGTCCCTTAGGTTTTGGAGGTCGTTGTCCGATTTAGTGCCACGATGACCTGCGGATTTATTGGTGGTAGTAGGCTGGCAAATTTTTTATAGTTTGTCTGCCTAAAGCTACTCTGGCTTATCTGAATCAGGTGTACGACGCTGCGGCATCTTAGTGCCATAAGCTTCGGTTACTAATTCAGCTTGAACCTGAGCAAGCTCTTCTAACACAGCGCCTTCCATAGGGCTTATGACCCCCGGTTGACCGAATGGACCAGGTCCAACTCCGTCTCCTGGAGTAGCTCCTGGAGGAGCCTCCCCCCCTGGAAGTATGCCGGTTAATGAGGCAATTGAAGCTGCAATCTGGTTCTTCACCAATTGGATAGCTCCATCTGCCTTTGCATCCGAAATAAGTTCGGATCTAATTTCTTCTAGCTTTTCGTCTGGGAATTCCTCACCAAGTTGACGCAAAGCACCTTCTCGACTTTCAAGTCCCATCTGCATCTTTTGTGCAATTTCACTCAAAACAATGAGCTTATCTAAAGGCAATGGTTGTGGGAAATGAACGGTTGATTCAAAAGTTACTGGGCTATTAAGATCTAATACAGGAAGTTGATAGTTTTTGATAGGTCCGTTTACTACAGGGTTGTACACAAATACTTCAGGTTCTTTAAACGCTAAAGTTTTAAGAACTAGGCTATTGATTTTTTGCAGACCCTCGCCGTATTGAATTAGCTTCTGGTGATAGCGATTCATCAATGGCTGGTATTGAATTGCAAGCGCAACACCAGAAGTATTAGAAATCGGCTGAACTTGACCAAGAGCTGTTTCTGGGACACCGACCATTTCATGCATAGCTCTTTTAACGGTCTCTAGATACTGTAATCCTCCCGCTAAGCCCTGTCCGCCACCTTCTAGATTAAATACCTGTGCATCCTTAGGAAGGCCGCCCCAAACCTTCTTAGGGCCCTTTTCTAAGGCGGAGGCTTTAGCACCAGTAATAACCGTAACTGGCGCAGCGTGGTAGTTAATGATATCCGCAATATCTGTAGCTACTTCATTGTAGTTTCTATTTAAAACGATAATATCGTGGCAATCTGCCAATCCCCAAGGGGATCCAGAAATACGTACGTTTGGAATATGTACGATAGGCACTACGCCAATAGGATTAGGACGAGAATCAATCATCTCATCGTTGATATATTCTTCAATACGATCGTCTGTAAGAATTTCTGTGTAGGTATATACCTGACGTGTTCCCTCTGCTGAAGTTCCCCAAAAACGATACTTCAATTTAAAACGAATAAGGCGGGAACGGTCGTGTGGGTGAAATTCTGGAAAACAAAATGATGAGTTTAAAGGAAGGATACGAACCTTGCCTGGATTAGGACGACCAACAGGATCTACATATGCTTCTTCATATGCTACCTTAACAAAGCAATCCCCAGAAACTCCGCCTTGTTGTCCCATTTCCCAAAGGATAGAAGCCTTGTCATTATCTACTTCCCATACACGTTTTAATACGTCGGGGATAATTGCCTCAGTAGATGCTGGGCTTCTAAATTGCACGCCTCTGCCAAAAGTAAAATTAATAATGTAATCTGTAAATGCTCGGTAATAGTTATACACCATCTGAGCTTCGCCAATCTCACGACGATATGACCAGTGATGACCTAAATACATTGCCCAATTAAGAGAGTAGCGATTTAGACGTGGGCCGTGAACTTCAAATTCTTCGTCTGCTAACTCCACTAATCCAAGTGGAGAAATAGAGATTGTTAAGTCAGAGGATGCTGCTCTATAACTCGGGGGTGAAAAATCTATTCCGCCAGCCATTACCTCATCCTTATTTATTAAATATTAGTAGGGCCCCAGCCCCGGAGAAGGGAATACGAGGCTGGGGTACCCGTAGTCTACTGTATTAGTCAGCTACCTGTGCAGGGTTTACACGCTGATAGCGAGCACCTGAACGAATAGCTTCTTCAATTTCGACCTGAGAATGATCTCCATAGCCGCCTTGTGAAAATTCAGCGACATATACTGGAGCTTCTACCCATGCGGCTGAGCCGACGTGAGCACGTTGCTTCATTGTCTCCTCAGGATATTTTTCCATAACGTTCATGTTGTGGTTAGGACGTCCGGCTGGTACGTCGTAGCCTTGATCCAATCCTACTTGAAAGTCATTTGGGATATCCGTGTCTGTTGCAACACCTTCTTCAAAGCGTAGCGGACCACGCATTCCTGGAGTTGCAGGAGACATTTTGCGCTCATAATTTGCGCCAACCTTCTCAGGGAACTGAGGGGCTGGTGCGATGTTATTCACTGCCATATTATTTCTCCTATAGGGTTTTGAGTTGAGGTTCCTCAGGTAAAAGTATCGACCTATTTAGGTCATTTAGGTATCTAAACCTTTAAAAAAACGGCGAAGAGCTAACCTCTACCGTAGGCATAACCATATCCTGTGTTAAAGAGCATGCAAGGGCTAAAGAATCCACAAAATCATCGTGGGCATGGGCCTCATCAGGAGCTGCCACCGTGAAATTAGCCCCCTTATATTTCACCTCAGCGTCCGACATTTGCTGGTAAAACTTCTTCCATATTCTCAACCGTCGTGTTTTTGCATGGGACGGCCAAGAAACCATTTGACGTTGAATTAAAGCCTGTAGGTGCTTCCAGCGCCTAGACTGCTCGGTAGCGCTAGAAGAAATAGATATAACCTCAGCCCTAGGCATCAAGATCTTCATACGCTGTGCAACTGCATCTCCAACACCGTTGGCATCTACGCCAATAGCCAATACATCGTAATTTTCTAAAAAGTTTACTATCTGAAAATACTGTTCTTCCCAGTCGTCACCCTGTAGCTCTAACCAATTAAGAACACGATGATCATAATAACCAAATTCATCAGGCCTATCCCAATCGACCCAGACAACAGTAACAACTGTAGAGTCCATCTTTCTTGCGGGGTCGATTCCGACCACCACCGGTGAACGATGCCAGCTTTTAACCAATTCTTGGGACGTGTCACCAAGGTTGTCCATAATAGACGAGGTAACAAACATGCCCCTTTCCAAAAGCCATTTGCAATTGTACGATAGCTGGAACTCATCTGAGTCCTCCCCGATTCTTAGTATCTCTTTCTTAATGAACTTTTCATAGTTGGCGTTGAACTTTGCTACGTCTTTCCAATCCCATTGAAAATGGTTTTGCTTAGCAGATCGGCTAGTTTGACGACGTTTGTTTAGCTGAATAGCTTTATAAAAGTTATTTTTACTAGTTGTTGGTGTTCCAGTCTTAACTAAAGTAGCGTTGTAGTATGCACCCATAGGTGCAATAGACTTAGATACTACAAAGTCATCTGCGTCTTGGCACTCATCAATAATAATTAGATGAAAAGATTTAGATTCAATCTTTGCACGAGGGTTTGCTGTCATCATCATTAGGGTGGAGCCAGAATTCTTTAACTTTATGTTTTTAACAATACCTGGAGTCTTTGTAGGTATGTCATCAATTTCTGGGTCCCCCAAAACTTCTAGTGCACGTGGACTAGTCAATCTAGAAACAGTGCGGCCATAAAGGGTTTCAACCTGGGATTGAATGGGAGCAAACATACCTACCCAGATTCCATCACCAAACTTACCAAGTAGATCTGGGTACATCTTTGCAAGTCTAGGAAGAATAACCATCAAGGTTGCAACCGTATTTGCAATTGTTTCTGATTTACCTGACTGACGAGCTGCTAAGGCAGTAACTTCTTCACCATCGTTTATGATTACAGATTCGATTACCCTGCGAGCTAGTGGCATTTGGTATGGGTGTAAAGTATGTCCCACCAACATTTCCATAAATTGGATTATTTTTTCTATTAGGGCGTTTACAAACTCCCTAGACAACTCATCTAGTTCTTCCTCTTCTTCAGGAAGATCGCCGCCATCTTCTTCGTCTTCAAACTCTTCTTCAAGCTCCTCAAAACGCTCATCATCTTCAAAATTTTGCATTTTGTCTCTTTGCTATTGTTTCTACTATTGTGTACACCACTTCAGCGTTCATTCTGGCTTCTTCTAAATAAACTTCTTCATTAGATTTTTGCCAAGATGATAAGTTTCTTCCAATTGGGTATAGAGCTTGTTCTGCCCATTGTAGAAGTTCAGATGTAGGTAAAGAGTCGACTCTTTTCTCTACTCTAGTCTTCTGACGTTCCTGTTTGATCTTTTTGCCCCCCAAACCGAACATAATCCCAATCCACCTCGTCTTCCATCATCATTCTGCCACGTATGGCATTAGTTAGTGCTTGACTTTCACTAAAACGTGATCGCCACTTTCCAACCACTAAAGCAACTCTAGTAAGCGGTAATCTTACCGCATATCCCTTTCCAAAGCGATACGGCTCTTCAATCTCCTGTGTTTCTGCAGGTTCCCACAATACTGGCGGCTTTATAGGATAGATAAGCGGGTGCCAGTATACAGATTTGATACTACGCGGTTTCGCCATTATCAACCTGGCAGATGTGCTCATGAGTCTCCCGTTCGGTCATTACTTCCTGACAATCTCTGCATTTAAAATATTTTAACGGAGTAAAATTATTTTGAACGGTTCCGCCTACAGCTGTTTCGCTTCCACCATCATAGGGCTCATAATCTACTACAACTTCAGGTCTTTGAAATAGTTCCTGAGGAAAAGGTCCTTTAGCATAAGAAGCTGCTTCAGGAACCGGATGTCCCTGTTTTGTAGCAATACGTTCAATTCTCATTAATCATAGTCCATTTTCTATAACGATTCGATAAATAATATTATATCGGGTTGCAGTTGACAGTACGTGTGTATTTACTGGTATGGTAGTCCCTATGGCCAGAGAAATCTGGCCATCAGCACCTCCGTAACAAAAGGGTTGCAGACCGAACTTGGCAGAAAGAGGCCAAGTTGCTTAGTATAGGTGACAGGTATACGAAGTTAGGACTGGCTCTCTAGCCTAGGAGAACGAGTGCAGAAACATGAAAAACACCGCTATATAGCACCTTGGATAGCAGCATTGCTGCTAGCAGGTATACCTGCAGCATTAGCAAACCAAACAGATGGGGCTACAGTGACAGTAGCTACTACTGTAGATCCACTAGATAAATACAGAAACGCTAAAGAGCTCTCAGACAAAGAGCTTGTTGAGGTATTGTCTTTAGTTGGGTTTGAGGGAAAAGCTCTTAAGATAGCTTGGGCCGTAGCTAAAAAAGAGTCTAATGGACGACCAAAGGCGCACAATGACAATATCTCTACGGGAGACGATTCTTATGGGATATTCCAGATTAATATGCTTGGTTCTTTGGGAGAAGACCGCAGAAAAAAATTCGGCATAAAAAAGAATACTGAGCTATTCGATCCAGTAGAAAACGCTAAAGCAGCCTTCTATATGACGGCTAAAGGCACTAACTGGGGTTCTTGGGGATATGGTCCCAACGCCTATGATGGCAGTTCTTCAGAACCTAAAATTGAACAATGGCTGGATAAATTCCCGCAACAATAGAAAAGGGCCCGGGTTACCGGGCCTTTTTTCTTGCTCTACGTTTATTCTCTTTAGCAGTATTCTTGCCGTGTCTTAACGGCCTTAAATTTCCATCACGATCATCATCGTGGTTATTATTCTTGTGATCTACGTCAGTATCTCTAGAAAGTTTGCCGTGTTTCTTTTGGTACTTGTAGCGAGCAGCATTGTGGGAAGTAGTACGCCAATGACCTTTTGAATCTTTGTAGTGCTCTACGATAATCTTGCGACCACCGTTTTGTTTAGAGCCTTCGTACTCTTTACCCTTAGCTACGACTTTTTTCTTAGTGGCCATGTTTTTTCTCTCTAGGGTATTTTTCAAGCTTAGCGGCTATAGTGCCGTTTTTACGTAAGCGCACAACCCAGCCATCTTTAATTTGAGTTTTATTAAATGGATGCTTAGTTTTGTACTTGCCAGAACTCATATTGACCACCATCCTTGTAATTCCGCTTTACCGCTTGCAATCCAATCTCTGTGAAGTTGATGCTGGTATTCCCAGTTTGTGCGATGAGTGTCTTTTCCGCACTTTGGGCAAATATCTGCACCCATATCTTTATAGACGTGCTCGCACATTAGCAATCCCATTTACGTAAGGCCAATGCCTTACGAGTTGGTCGTCCTTTAGCATCTTTCATAGGACCAGGCATACCACCCATACGAGCACAGAAAGATTTGCGGCGTGCCGCTGCTTTTTTAGACTTTTTTGCTTGCTTAGCTGATACCGGTGGTTTTAAATTATGTCCTTGTGCTTTAGCAGAAGCACGACCTTTAGCATTTAGGCCTCCTTCTGGGTTCTGACCTTCTTTACGTTGCCAAGCTGCTGTTTTAGCCATTGTTTTCTCCACAAGTGCATAGGAATTTGTCTGACGGGTTTTTTGCGAACCCAACGAGTTTATCGCATGATCCGCAGGTATGTCTGTCTTTTGCTTCCAGATCTCCACGACCTTCAAGCATATTTTCAAATCTAGCTACTTCTTTGTAACTTCCAAAAGAAACCCCATGAGTAATAGAGGCGTCTACTACACCTTTATGGTTCCAAGGTCTAGCTTCTTTAGAAGTTCTATCTACAATTACCTGCCGTAAAGCTCTAGTACCGTAATAAGTAGGTTTTCTTTTTCCACGTGGCATTAATTGCTCGATTCGCCATTCATGCCTCGGCCTGGAGTACGAACCTCAATATCTTTGTCGTATTTTGGGGTATAAGGAATACCGCTGATGTATTCAGCGGCTTCCCTAGCATTATTCCGTAAAGACTTAAAAACCGAGGGCTTCGAAGCTTTTTGTTTAAAGCTTGACTTTCTGCTCATCAGCTTCTCTTCTTGCCAGCATTTCTTTCGTTACGAACAGATTCTTTAGGCCCCTTAAGTCGTCGTACAGCGGTGTCTCCAGTTTTTTTATCACTACCTACAACTGCAATACCTTCTTGACCAGTTTCAACATCTCCACTACGAACCAGTCTTTCACCTTTATTAACCTGAGGTGCGGTACCAGAACTAGGTGGGGTTTGTTGAGTAGGACGATCTTTAATACCTCGTGGGTTCATACCACGAACGGTATTCCAACCGCTCTGTTCAACAGAGGCTTCTGCATCTGTTAGAGGACGAATAGTTCCCCCAAGTAACTGACGACTAATCATAGCGCCAGGTTTTGCAGGATCTTGGAAATTAAACATGTATTGTCCAGGAAGTGGAGCTCTTGACTCATCAGCTTTTGCTCTAGCTGCTTTGACAGCGGCGTCTGCCTCGTCTTCTCTTTGCTGTCTAGCAGTAATTTGCTTAAACTCTTTTTGACCGATAGCCCCAGTAGGAACTTTATTCTCTTCCTTTTCTCGCTCAGGTAATTCCGGCATGTAGGTTACTTTTCCATACGTTGGGTCTTGAACACTATTCCTAATAGTTGCACTCGTTGATTGTGGAATTGGTTCTGTAACCAATTCTTTTTTATCAGAATTTCCAACATATTTTTCAAAATATCCGGTACCACCAGTAGCTGCCTGCTCCATATTGTATTGAACTCTACTAACAGGTCCCTCTACTATTTGTCTTACTATGTCTGGTGCGGTACGCTTTGATTCACCTAATGAAAGATTAGCAGTTCCAAAGTCAATAACCTCTTGTTTTGGTGGTGGACCCATAAACGCTCTTCCAGTAGGTGCTGGTGGTTGAACTAGTTGTCTAAACTGTTGACTTCTATTTCCCTTTAAAATTTCTTCAGCAACTTCATTTTGTCCAACAAGCACTTCTGCAGAAGATTCTGCAGCAGACCTCATAGAAGTTTGTAAACCTGTTTGTCTTACTAGCACAGCACGTCTTTGTGATCGCTTTCCAGTTTCTGGGTCAACGATTACGGTAGTGCCGCCACGACGTCCTGCACGAGGAGGTAGTGGTACTGGGTTATTGGCATCATCAAAGCCTGCAGGTATGCCTTCACCCTTTAGTCCAACAATTGCGCCTTTTTCTTTTTTCTTTCTAGGCTTCTTAAACTTTTCTTCTACGTATTCAGTTTCGTTAGTAAATCCTGGACCAGGCACGCTTGTAGAAGGAATATTAACCCCTTGAGCCTGCCCTCTTTTAGCAACACCTTCAGCATCTACTCTAAAACCTTCTGGAGAGGTATAGAACATGCCACCTACTGGACCTTCTTTAGGGGCTCCTCGTGTTACTGATCGGAATAAACGACGTTTTCTGCTGCGATCGCCTTCAGTTTCAATTTCATCATCGTTTTCTTTACTAATAGTTAATTCGCCACTAGACCTCTTTGGTTTTTCGGCAGTACCTAAATCAACAGAGCCTTTATATCCTTGACGAACTCGTTCTACAAGATTTATAACGTTTGGGGTAATGCCACTTCCAAGCATTGTAATGTGATCAGATTTAATACCTTCAATAGAAGAATCTTCTCCCCAACCCGGAGGTGGAGCTTGGAATCTCCAAGTTTCTGCATTTCTTGGGCCTGACTTAACGTGACCAAAACGGTTAATTACTGGAGAAGCAGTTCCAGAAGCAGCGGATCCGGTTACACCTTCAAAGTCTGCATTTCCACTGTGTCCGCCCCATCCGGATGGATGCGTTAATTCTTTTACCATGTCCGGGTGCATGTCAGAAACTCGATAGGTTTTTTTGACATCTAATCCGTTTACTTTTACGGTTTCAGTTGGATGTTGCCAATATTGATTGTCTGCATCTGGAGTAGCTGTGAAAGAGCCATCATTGTTGCGTACAAGTCCCATCTCACGTGTTACGTCATGTTTTTGACGAGAACGGTGGAACTGCATAACAGTTTCGTGAAGGGTACCCAAACGGGTTCTTCCTTCGCGTTCATTTTTACCCATGTAATTAAGAATGTCATCGTGAGAAAGACCTGTGTAAGCCATAACTCTTGCTTTTTGTTCGTGCGAGGTGTTGTTAACTAACTCTGAAGTAACATTCTCATCTGTAGGCTCAACACCGTTATCAATTAGTGATCCTTTTGCAAGACGACGTGCAGTAGAGTTAATTACGTTAGTTTGACCTTCTCCTTGACTTACAGCTAGGGGAGGGTTTTGTAGATTAGCTCCGCGCCCTGCACGTGCAGTAAATTTTCCAATTAAACCAGGAGTTGCTGGCTTTTGTTCTGGTGGGGTTGCAGGTAAAAACCTGTAATCAATATTGCCTGTGCCCGTATTTCCACCACGTTGGCTTTCTTGAATGCGTTCTTGACCTGGGGTAGGTTCTGGAAAATCTCCTCGATTAGCTTGTGCTTCAACTCCAGCAACAGCTTCTTCAAGAGGAACTACTCTAGAGCTTTCAGCAGCTTTTTGTTGTCTACGTCGTCCCTGTACAAGTGCAGTAAGGGTTGGGTTTACTGTAGGTGGTTCTGCTTCAAGTTTTTTAACGGTTGCAACATCTGCAGCATCGGCGGCTACATCTCTAGGATCTAAACCGGTTTCTCCACGTTCAGTTTGTGGAACTAAAGTATTCCCGTAACCTAAAGGTCTAGGATCGTTAAGTTTAGCTTCAAGACCAGTGTTGTCTCTTACTACTTCTGGTTTCTCAACTTTTGGTTTATTACTAAGACTCTTTGCAACTCTTTTTTGTGCAGTAGCTGCAGCCTTCTTAGTTATTCTTTTCTTTTTTGCCACTATGCGCCCGCCTTAGGTGCTTTTGGTTTTTTAGCTTTTGGTGTTTTAGCTACAGGGTTTTGAAGATTAGGTTGATCTGCTTTTGCTGGATCATTAAAAGATGGGCCATCATTAAATGGGTCTAGTCCTGCATTGCGATTAGGTGGGGTTGTTGGAGTATTGTTAACTGTAGGTGGGGTAACACCAGTTGGAGGGTTTGTTGCTGCACCTCCGGCTCCACCAGCAGCACGGGCCAATGCAGCTCGCTCACCTGCACGAGATCCCCAACGAGCGTTTAATGGATCTTCAGCAGGACCAAAATCAACAAGATCTGGATAGTTAAACTCACCTGTTTTTTTATTTTTAGATGTGCGCTTTCTTTCAAACGCAAACGCAGCATTTCTTTTATTTGCTAGCGACATTTTTTCACCAACGACTTTACCTGCGGCTTGAGCTGCAGCTCTATTGGTATCTCGTTTACCCATCTCTTCGGTAATAAGACCTTGCTGCCAAGCAAATCTATCTCGTGCTAACATTTCATAACTGCGGGCGTTGACCATTCCAAATAGTTTACCAAGCCAACCGCCTCGACTACCACCACCCCCGGAGTTTGGGGTTACTGGCATATTGTTAACCGTGTTCTTCATAGTAAAAACTCCGCTCTTAAAATGTACTCAGAAGTTTAGCAATACCGCCGCGATCTGTAAGCGCTTTAGAGTTCTTATTGTAATGGTGTAGGCAAAACCATAGGGTTCCAAAGGGTAAATCAACCCTAACCCCAGCCCTAGCGGAACATCCATCGCAAAGCTCTACCGCAGCAACCTCTACCAAAACCCCAGAAGTTTCTTCAATCGTTGTCATAGGGATATCCTCCCACAAATGCCAAAGGCCGGGGAGATAAACTCCGCCGGCCTCTGCGCTATTAAGTTGTGGCTTACGGTGCGACGTAAGCGTATTTGACAAGAGCAACAGACGCACCAAGGTTTGCAACTGTCGCAGCTGCTGGTGTCTGGGTCTTGACAAGTCCATCGTTTTCTGCAGTTGCTCCAGATGCAGTTGTAGTAACTGCGCCTTTAACAAAGCCAGCTGCAACAAGTGCAGAGTTAGCTGCGGATTCAGAAAGACCAACAACGTTTGGAAGCGCTGCCTGATCTGTAGTATCCAAGTATGGGGCTTCTGGAGTGTAATCTGGATAACCGTTCCAGTTGTTTAGAGCAACGCTGTGGTTGTTCCCAACTGAAGATGTTAATCCACCGCTAAGTGTTACATCGATAGCGGTCTTTGTAAGAGCAGGGCTTGCCTTCTTTGAGTAGCCGCTCCATTGCTTATTCTGCGTTGCATTGTTTGCAACGATTACTGTTGCGTTTCCGTCTCCGGTACGCTCAGTATCAGGTTGCATCGGTAGGTTACCCCACACGAAGTCAACCTTGATGTTGCCTGATGTGTCTAGTGCCATTAAAGTTCCTTCACTTGATCAAGGTGATTGTTCGGGTTTGAACCCACATATGGTGACATATATCAGGCCATCTGTATGTATGTATATATTTTTCCACCAGAATAGATATCGTGTTTGCAGGCAATCTCAATAGATTTCTTTAAAATCTTCTCAGCAGCCTCAGGAGTTTTCACAGTTGAGTAGTTTAGTGCCTCCATAGCCCCAAGAGCTACATCCCCACCACTGCCAGCATAGTAAACGCGGCGGGCCTCTCGATCCCAAGAGTAATCGTTAAATATCGGATATATCACTCCACGAACAACAATAAGCAAGTTAGAGTCTTGCCAAGCAGAGTCGCCATCTTCTTTACCATCATAGCCAGCCTCAATAAAAGCTTTACGCATTGAAGGAATAAAACGGCGGGTGATGAAGTGATCTAAATTATCACTAGATCGGGGTTTGGGAGCTTTCCAACCAAGTTGCGCAATGTTGCCACCTCGGGATGCACCAGATACTGCAATTAAAGTTCCATTGTTCTCTATGATCTTAGAGTTTGCTAATTCCATATAACGACCACCTTCATCAGATGCTCGTGAATCGCAACCTATTACGGCCCAACCGTCACCTTGTATTGCAGCAAGTGTTGTCATTTAAGCCCTTCAGACTTTCGCGGGGGCCCGGGGTGGTGTAATACACCCTACAGGCTACGACAATCCTACCAGAGCTAGCGACCTTCTTCGCTACCGTACTGCATATTCTCAGCTGGCTTGCGGGGGAGCATGCCAGGTTGGTTAGTTACATCTTCCCAGGGGATATCATCAATGCCGGAATACTTCAAGTATTTGCCTGTGGAGTCAGATACTCGTAGATCTTCCCACATATCGACTGGGATGGGCTCTGAGTACATGATCCACTTACCATCCCTAAAGATGATTACTAAGGTCTCTGTGCTCCTGTTATAGCCCATTACACGGGCTCTAGGAAAGCTCATATTAGTCGTAGGAGCAACAACTACCTCATACCCTGGTCCAAATGGGTTATAGCCTGCATTTCCCTGATCAAGCAGGTTTGTAGGGGCGCCCATGCGATCCGCGATAGCTTGTTGTATATTAAAAGTTCTCTGGCCTTGTTGCTCTTCCGCCTCTTGCCTACGACGAAAATAGCTTGAATCTGTATTCATATTACGTCTGGCCATGAAAAATATGATACTCCCCCGGCTACTGCCTGAAATGCTAAGACCCTGGAGTTATCCGGCCACTGCCTTGTGTTTTAGGTCGTAGCAGTTTGTTTTACCTGCCCGAAAGGTGGGAAGTTGGGGCGCTAAGGGTGGGGGGTGGCAAATCGATTTCTAAGGGGGTCGGTTCAGCAAACGCCAAAAGTTCAGGTTAGGTAGCCCTACTGCGTGGAGCACCTCGACAGCATTTGTAGCATTGGTCGGGGTGCTCACTAGCCTATACACCTCGTATAGGTGAAGACAGAAAGGATTTGAGATGAAATCTCAAATAGAACTACTTCGTGACATGGTTGCTGGCTCTACTACTCTCGTTATTGAGAATGTAGCCTCCGCCTTTACAAGCGAACTCATTACCCACCCCAACTACCTTCTCCCTGAGAAGCCAAACGCTTCCCAGCGTGGTCGTGCGTGGGCGGGTTATTACAACTCATTAGGCGTTAGTGCTGAGTTCCTAAAGACCAACATTACGCTTATCGGTCGTTATTTCGAGCGCATTGATGTTAGTGACCCAACTACTATCCTTGCTCAACTCGACGCTTTCCGTAAGGAAGACCTCGCTTCTAAGTTATTGAAGCAGAAGCAAAAGGAAGCCGACGGGTCAGCACTTACCTCCCGTTTGGAGAACTTGTCCGAAGTAATCAAAGAAATCGAGGAAAACCTCATTTCGCCAACTACCACGCAAAAGCAAGCGTATGCCGAAGCGTTGGATAGATTGACGGCACTACAAGAGTCATTCATGGCGAAAGAGTTAGCAGTAGCGTAATAATCGTGATGTAAATCACATGGCAGGGGGAGTCTAGGCTCTCCCTGCCCCTATCTATGCTCATAGTTAGCATTTGGCTACTGCTTCTAGCGAACTCTCATCATTGAGAGTAAGAGCAGGTCTAGAGATTACCGCTTTCGCTATTAGCAGATAGTTCGCCTACTCCGATAGTCGGCGGATAACTATGGGTATAGATAGGGAGTGACCTAAACAATGCGAATTGCCTTTATTGGTAAGAGTAGCCTTGTCGGTCTGCTTTTCTCCCTTCGTATGTAGGCTACCTAAACCTTATCTTGTGTCTTCTGTCTAAGTAGAGAGCACGCCCCCGCCGACCCCTTTCATTTGTCGGTTGGGGCGTGTATCTCTATACCTTATGGCTTAGAGCATACATAGGAAGAACCCCCTTTCCTGTCGGCTATAACACTTGGGTTTACACCTTTCTACCCTTGTTGGAACAACGCCTATTCCTGTGTATGCTCTTGGCTATAAGAAAGGAGGTCGTTATGCCAAAAGGCACGACTAATAGCCAACGCAAGAATGGTAAAGCGTTCAAGAAGAACCCTGGACCAGCCCAACCCCCAAAGACTAACTTCACCCATGTAAATGGGCGTAGCCCTGAGGCTCATGCTAAGCGTGAGGCTTGGAAAGCCATTGGCGGTAGAGCAGATAGTAATCACATTCCCCATTGGAAGACAGGAGTAGTCAATGCTTGAGTTTGTTTTATTTGGCGGTGCTGTATGTATCGCCTATCTTACAATCCTCAATCTTATTCGCCTTCGTCGTTATAACCGAGAGCGTATTGAGAGAGTTGAACCGGGTCTTTATGACCTAACTGACTAATGTAATGACCAACAAGGTCCCCGCGAAGTTTTTGCTGCGCAATGGGGAAGAGCCCCTTCAATTTATAGTTGCTCGACTATAAGTTGAAGGGGCTTATTTTTTTTTGTTTTTCCCCGACTTTCCCCATAAGATGAAGAACTAACAGAAAGGAGAACACAATGGAGGATTCAAATCCTGTCGTATCTGTTATTAGATGCGGAACCATTTTACAAGGTAAGGGTGTATCTGAAGGAGCGACAGTCTTGTTATTCAAGCCTGTTCAAAACGATCCAATGAACACAATTATCTTGTGCCATGCACCTATGTCTACACATCACCCCTATGTTGTATGGACATACAACGAAATTACAGGCTCTTGTTCAACAGGAGATTATTTCGACAACCAAGTTGAAGCAGCAGAAAGATTTGCTGGGAGGACTTGGTAATGAAAACACAACTAGAAATAAAAGCCTCTGTTGAAGGTGAGATTAGCCTTCAGCAGCTGGCTTTTATACATTCTAAGTTAGAAGCGGAGATACACCGCTTTCTTGTATCAATAATAACAAATAAGCAAATCAAGGGAGAACCATGCTCTGTGACTCATGTGGTGAGCCAGTTGCCCCAGAAAGATGGGACCTTGGCTACACCTATTGCATGAAGAAACAATGCTTCAATAATCGCCCATCAGAACTAACCGAACGCATGTGTTTGATACTAGTTCCTAAACAGGGCTACACAATAGTAAATAAAACAGACCCTTTTGTTTACACAGGGGGTAGGTCAAGTGGAAGATAGTTGGACAGGGCATCACAGGCTTTCCTGTGTTGCTCTGTCTGTCTGTGTTTCATAACACAGGCAGAAGAAAGGCAAACATGGAAGTTGAAAATGAAAACAAACTTCCTACGTTAGCAGAGGTAGAACGTGAGTTCTTGAATGGTCGTTCGTATGGTTGGTCTCGTAGATCAATTAGTGAATACCATAAAGTTTCTGCAACAAGCGAATGGTATAAATACCGAAACTATCTTCTAGAGTATCCCGGAACGTTGAAGGATGAAGATGTTAATTGGTGTATTAAAACTATTGGTTGCGGCAAACGTCATAGATCAGACACCTTGTTGCTTTATCGTATTGTTCCTTTAGATTACGTAAGAGAAAAGAGTTACAACTTTTCTTGGACTTCTCGTTTTGCGAGAGATGAAGAAAACGATTGCTTCTACGAAATAAGTAGAATAGAAGCACGTTTTTTTATTGAAGAAGGAGCGTCTACGTATGACAAGCACTTTGCTGCGTGGCATAGAGACAGCATGATGAAAGCCCATGGACTAGTAAAAGAAAGGAAGGTGACAGAAGAAATGTGTCCAAAAGGATGTCGCCCATCGTATTGCTATTGCAAACGTGAATGCGACGATAAAAACCTCAAATATGAAATAAATGAGCATAGTATGGAAGTCGAAGTAACGGTCGGGTTCCGCACTATTTCATTGACTCTTGATGAGGCAGCAGAATTAGCCTCATTCTTGGCAACAGCCAAAGAAGAAATCAAGAAGAAGAAAATTGCTGCGTTAGAGGCACAGCAAGACGAACTCAAGAAGCAACTTGAATCAGTAAAAGGTATGTAAATCTTCCGCACACACGAATAGGCTATCCATGAGAGGTAGATGTGTGGTTGGTCTTTTTAGTCGGTTACCTGAGGTAATAACGCGACTCGTCACCTAAGCATGTGAAGGGATAAACTGCTTATCAACTACAAAAGAAAGGACACAAATGCACGAAGGTAGAACAATCATGGATTATCCCGATGTGGATAGTTTCTTTGATGATGTTGAACAAAACATGAAAGATAATGCTATTCCTGGGTTCAAGTTTTATCGTCTTTATGACCCATACAACGGCCGAGGTTTTGCGTTTCACTTTACAACCAAGGCTAAATATGATTATGGTTTTGAAATCATGCTTGGATTTACAGACAGTTTATTCAAGTTAGATTTGGATTTATCAACTCCATTTGATGCTCGTTCATGGAATACAAAAGGTAACGAAGAGTCTGACCATTTGTATCCATTGCATCAAATTGGATTCAAAATCGCTGCATTCTTTACGCAGTTTTCTGTTGCTTTCAACAGACAGTAATTCCGCCTAGTAGATGCATGCATCGAAAGGAAGGGAGTCGTAACCAACGACTATAAATAAGGGGTAAACGGGAATGGGAATTGCCCGGCTACCAATAAGTGCGTTACATTCCTATTACAGACAGTAATAGATGTTATTGCATGGGGCGAATGCCTGAGTCCTGAGCATGACTCACTAAAAACTGCTTATAGATTCTTGGAGACACATTGAATAGGCTGTTGATTATCACCGAGAGCTGAGTATGTATTCGGGAGACTATGTCTGAATACAAAGGGGGCGAAGAAGCATAAGGGTACGAACTATGGGGTCAGAGGCACCCAGTGGGTCACGTTAGTCCTCCCATAATGAGCGTAGATGCATAGTAAGAGACGCGACCGAGACTATGTATGTAATTCTACAACGCAACAGAGGCCACGTTGTGAGTCTCACGATAATACCTTCAGTAATTCAATGTGTTTCCAAGTTCAAGTTGGATGGCAGCACGAACACTGCGTGTTCACGATTGTCCATACCCAATAACTGGGCTAGCAGTCTAATCTAGTCCGCCAATGTAGATGTCAAAGTTTACATTGGCACGCTCGTGTTATCCATAGTGGGTAGCACGTGGCAGAAAGGCACACATGATACTGAGAAAGAAGAAAGTTCTCAAACTGATTGAAGACATGATGCTTCGTTCTGAGATAGATGCTCAGGACTTAGACGACATGCACAGTCGTGCCTACCACTCTGGAGTCATTGACGGAATGGGAGACATTCTCTATGCTCTATCACCAAATAGAGCAAGAAGGTTCCCCATTTCTATTCATTGGTTCGAAGAAGACGAGCAAGTATCCAAAAAAGAACTTGCCCGCATTCGAGAAGCAGAGAGGGAACGCACGTTCGAGTATCTCAATCGTGAGAAAGAGGTAATCTAATGATTATCAATACCTATCAAGAAGCGGTCGACTGGTTAGCAGGCGGTCGCAAAAAGTGGGAACGCCCACTTTACACTCGTGGACTACGGCTTCGCAAAACCCAAGCAAATCCAAAAGACATCGAAGTCTTTTATCCTTGGACTAATCAAGCAGTTGTCGTATTCCATCCAGATGACACAATAACAATACAGGCTGGACTTGGACGAACAAGGTGGGGTGGGTATTACAACCCCCTCTATTCTTGGAGTGTTCGAGAAGTAATTCGAATGTATTCAGGAATTACTAGTTTGTATCAAAGAAACAATAAGTTTCACATTGTGTTAGCTGATGCAACAAGAAAACCACCAAAGATACAAAAGTGCAGGCGCTGTCATGGCGCTGGACTTGTCGATGGCTATTGCACTATTCCGTATTGTCATTCGCTGGGCTCTGAAGAGTGCGATAAAACAACTCTCATGCCCGCTACAATTTCAAAACTGAATGGCGGATGGCACAGACACAAGTGTGTTCATGGTTTAAGTACAAACCATTACACAACAAAAACAGAGAAGTGCTTTGGTTGTAACGGTTATGGTAAGAAAGACTATGGCAGTCAGTTAGTAACTATGCTATGGGACGGAACACCTTTGCGATTACAACACGGCACTCTTGTTAATAACAAACCAAGCGAACTAGAGAAAGCGATAGCAGCATATGTCCCAAACATCAGTTGAGTTTGATCCGATAACTTCTGGAGTTCAAATCTATGAATTACCTTTGAACAATCCAGAAACATCATCAGCTCAAGAACTTGTAACGGAATGCACTAACATCATTGTCTACAGCAATACTATGCCTAAAGGTTTTGTAGCATTGTCTGAAGCAAGCAAGTCATTTCGTGAAGCAGTAACAGCAGAAATCATTACAGAAGTATTGGAGTCAGTAAATAATGGCAACGATACCGCTATTGATGATTTGTTTTACACTTTTGCCGCATGGTTAAGAAGCACACCAGATGGAAGCAGCACGCTCAAAACTCTTACAGAGTATGCAGCGTCAATTGCTTTTGCTTTGGAACGCAAAGACTTTGCAGTAAAAGTAATCAAACGCTCTAAACCAGCGGAAGTAGGCGCAACCATTTGGACTATTGTTGATGCGATAAAGAAAGGCATGCCTGGAGTTATCTATCAACAATTAGTTTTAAACAACAAATTGGTAGCAATGCACACGCTGAATGCAGCAAAAGAAAATGGACAACTCAGTCTATTTCTAAAGTAGAAAGGTAGAACCATGTCATACTTTGATAAGTTCAACATGGACGACTTCATCAATAACAATAAAGATGAAGGAAATTGTGAACACGATGACTGCAGTTCATTGGTGGACACAGCCAGAATAGTAATGTCTCATTTACGAGATAATTACGGCGATAGAGAGCACAAGGAAATGATTCCCGCCTGTGTTATCTGCGTTACGTTCCACATTGCCAACATGATGGGTATAACGATAGCCCTTCGTCACCCAGAAGAGTTGCCCCTTGAACTGAGACGATCAGTTCTTGCGGAAGAATTCCCCGACCCATTCTAAATAGGGTTATGTATGACGAGAAGCACTCGAGGTTACTGAGACCCTTGCCCCAACAGCTAAAATCAACCTAATCTATAGATGAACGGACCAGAGGTGAACCCAAGACCTTGTTTCGATACACCACGTGGAACTATCCAAATGACTCCCTAAAGGAGAGTGTGCTAACGAACATGCAGTTGTCTTGTCCAAAAGTCGCAGAGGTTGTGATGCTAAGTAGCGCTCAAGTCTCCCCCTCCTTCGTGCGTAACTCATACAAAACAACAGGTGGTTAGCATATGCACCCACCTTACACAGGAGACAGAGGCGAGCGTGGGTTCCCTGATACATGGGGAAATCCGACTAAAATTATCGCAGCCAGTCCTTTCCGCATTGAAGGTTAATGCGAAGGCGCACGGTTCTTCATCACCGATGAAGCTAAGTTGATAGGCCTATCGGCATGTATTTATACCCCACGCCCTCTGTTCTCTTGCACATAGATTTCCGGCACGGTGCCGGAGACTGTAAGCAAATTGCTTACAGCAACGAATCCACATACCGAGAAGGGGTAGGAAATGGATATCGCTATATTCACAGAATCCTACGAGCCAATAATGGGAACGAAACGCCGTCAAGTTCTTGTTACGCCACATGGCGAGCTCGTACGAATCTATACACGGGTCACTGATGGGACTAAGGGTCCTCACAATAAATGGGAGGAAACTGAATACGACACACTCGTGGGACAGATCGGCACAGCCGAGCAACTTACACGAACTCCAGTCGGCGTATATGTTACGCCTGCTGATGAGCGTGCTATGACTGACAAGGGTTATTCCCCTGTCTTGGGCACTAAAGCGTGTCAGGCTCATACCAAAGCAACACTATCTACAGATACTTTGAGTAATATCCTTCCGGATATTTACTCACAAGTAAGCGAGCGCGATGATTCACTCGATGACTATGTTCTCGATAATCGTCGTCAAGCTGGCTCTGTAGTTCCGGTGGCAATGGGGGCTGTGCCAACACAAACAATCGCCACGCCAATCGAATCAACACCTGTGGTAACACCGACACCAGCGTATGTTGCGCTAGCAGTCGTGCCACCAATGGAGTTGGCTAAAAAGTATGTGCATAGGCAGGTATTTGGCAAAGAAGACTTTGCTATCTACGACTATGCCCGTTCTAACAACATCAACGTGCTTCTATACGGTCCAACAGGTCCCGGCAAGACAACATCTGTCGAAGCTTGGGCTGCTGAACGTATGCTCAGACTTGCGTTGGTATCTGGCAATGCATCATTGGAGCCAAGCCAAATGTTTGGCAAAATGACTCAGATTGATGGCAAGTGGGTTTGGATTGATGGTCCAGTCACCGATGTTATTCGCAACGGTGGTGTGTTGCTCCTCGACGAGGTCAACTTCATCAACCCTAAAATCTACACAACTCTATACACATTGTTGGCAGGACAGCGTTCGATATCACTACTAGATCACATGGGTGAAGTAATCAAGGCTCATAAAGACTTGACTATCTTTGCAACAATGAATCCAGATTATATCGGCACTACACCGCTCAACTTCGCGTTTCGTAATCGCTTTGATATCCAAATTCCTTGGGATTACGATGACAAGGTCGAGTCTAAATTGGTTAGTTCCAAGTCTCTGTTGAATCTTGCTAAGCAACTTCGCGTTGAAGCTGCTAAAGGTCAATACGAAACCCCAATCTCAACCAATATGTTGATTGAGTTCGTTCAGTTCGTGGGTGACTTGAGTTATGAGTTTGCAGTTGAAAACTTCATCGCTCACTTTTCCCCAGAAGAAGCAGCGTCAGTTCGCCTTATCTTCCAAACTCACGAACACAACATTAAGACTGACTTCGGTATAGAAGTGCCTGTCACTGTTACACAGCCTGAAGAATCGTTAACTCCTGAACAAGAACTTGAACAGTGGGTTAATGGTTTTGTCCCAACTTCTGTTTAGAAAGGATAAACATGCCATTGATTGATGGACTGAGAGATGAAGAAAACTCTTGGTATATCAAGGAGGCTAGGGATGAAGATTTGCAGGAACGTGCACTACAACTAGGAACTCTATGTCGTGTGTATGAACAAGCAGATCGTGTTCTAACTGGCGATCCGATTGTTGTGAATGTTGTAAATCAAGGCCCGGCTCCAGCCTGGTCTGACGGTGCAACAATCACATTTAATGCTTCCGAGATTCAAGACATGGACTTGGAAACATTGACACAAGTTACCGGCCTCAACTACCATGAGCTTTGTCATCAACTGTATACGCCTCGCAAAGGCACAGAAATGGTGAAATGGGTTATAGAAAATCAACTTATGGAGAGCATGAATATTCTCGAGGATCAACGAATCGAGACCCTATTTACTGCTCGCTACCCATCTGTTATTCCATACCTATCATCTACCTGTGCTCGCTGGCTTTCAGAAGATGAATCAGATGTCTCTGGAACCTATTTGGCGATACGTGGTCGCAGATACTTGCCGGTAGAAGTTCGAGAAGCATATCGAGATGAGTTTGCTTTTCCAGAACTAATACCTACATTGGCTAGAATCATTGATGAGTATCGGCTGTTAGTATTTCCTCGAGATTATGAACGAGCCAAAGAATTGATTCAACAATTCAATGACTATGTTCTACAACCAACAGGAATACTGGACCAAATTAGAGCACAAGTTAGTGCATACAACTACAATCCAGAAGATGGTGGATGCACTCTCGGTGGTCCTACAGGCTGTGGGGGTCGTGCTCCCATGGCTAAAGGAAGACCAGAACCTGGCAAAGCACAGGAACGTGATGCTGCTCGAGCTAAAGGTCAAGGCGTAGGAGAATCTCCTTACACCTACAAACCAAAAGTAAAAGGAGCCGGTAATCAAAAGCCTAGTGGTAAGCAAGATAAACCACAAGACGATGATGGAGGTAGTGGTGGTGGAAAAAACATTACAAACCACCGCACTCAAGATGAAGCACTAGATATACGCGAGAGTAATCTAGATACACCACCAGACATTGGTGTTGGTCATACTCCCAGCGTAGGTGGTGTTCCTAATCACATTGGAAACATGCTAGATGATATTGTCTTTGATACTTTGAACAACAAAGATGTTATATCTGACATCAAAGCCAAACAAAAAGTAATTGTTGGTGGCGATGGTAGGTATGAAGATCAAAGTAAACGAGGCAAGTTTGATAGGACTCAGATTCCTGCAGAAGCAATAGTAAGTTATCGCAAGTTTGCGAAAGAACTACAACGCTTGCGTGATGAATCCGAACCATCATGGATTAGAGAAACTCCCTCTGGCAAATTAAACTTCAAACGAGTTATGGCTGGGTGTGAACCCGACGTAGCGTTTGATAGATGGGATGAAGGCGATGATGGATGTGACATCGAGGCTGTTATCTGTGTTGACAGGTCAGGCTCTATGTCATTCCAAAGCAATGATAGAAAGGCATCTATAGCGTGTTGGACTATTAAGCGAGCGTTAGAACACATAGGCGCACCAGTTACTGTGTATGCCTTTGATGATCAAAACGAAGTTGCCTACAACAGAGCGGAGAAAGCCGATCGTCTCCAGTATAAGTTTATATACGGTGACGGCGGAACTAATCCCTATACCGCATTGCTTGAGGCAGAACAATTACTCATGTCCTCACGCAAGAAGAATAAGATGCTGTTCATAATTACTGACGGTGAGTTTAACCACGACCCTAATGATGATTTGATTGAACGCATCTCTAAGCGAGGTATTCTTACTTCGCTTGTCCTAATCATGGACGCTAAATCATTTGATAATCACTACAGCAACAAGGATATGAAGAAGGTAGCCCACAGAACAGAAATCTTTGGTCGTATCTCTCATGCTGGCGAGTTACTATCGTTTGCCAAAGCGGTGGTAGTTGGTGCTATCAAAAAGCGTTCTCGTAGACGGTAGAAAGGAGTAACTATGTGCGCAGAAACTATGTGCGTAGTTTGGGATGCTGTGACAGAGACCATAATCGGTCCCTTCAATTCACACGATGATGCCCAAATGTTCGTGCTACATGCATCAGACATACTGATTGATGGCAATGTTTCCGAACTAACCATCGAACCTGTGTCAGACCCACAAGACTGGGCTCTTGACAACGCCTATGACGGTTCGCTATTTTCTACCCAGGAGGCTAACTAATGGCTATACCAAAGCAGGAACTATACATGACAGCATACCGGTTCAAAGAACAGGAGGATGCACGTTATGAAGAGGATAAAAAAACAGTTGTTAAACTCTTCATCAAACATAAACAAGAAGACCTACTACCAATGTTAGGGTTGGAGGTGAATAATGATTAACCTTGCAAATATGGAAGAAGTCCAAGCTATTATTAATGATAAGAGTTTAGACTTCGTAGGTGTAAAGAAAAAGATTGAAACTTTACATCCTGATTACATTGTGTTTAGAACTCCAACAGGAGTATCTGTCCAGCATAAGGATGAGGTGAGTATCGATTGGTAAACACATTCTTACCTTGGCCTGACATGGAAAGATCAGCTAAGGCTCTAGACAACAAACGATTAGGTAAGCAACGAGTTGAAGCACTGCAGATACTCAGAGCAAACTTAGGACTAACTAAAGGCTGGAGAAATCATCCGGCTGCGGTTATGTGGCGAGGTCACGAAGGTTATCTATATCTATACACAAATGCTATGTGCATGGAATGGAGACAACGGGGCTTCGTCGATAATGTTCAAGGTCAGCTTCAAGATATATATGCAAAGTTTGACCTAGAAGGGTGGGAGCCACCGTGGTGGTGGAACAACAATGAGTTCCATAAATCTCACCGATCTAATCTCAAACGTAAAGATCCGATTTGGTATCGGTTTCGAGTGCGAGATAACCTGCCGTATAAATGGCCCAAGCCAGATGGAACTCTGGCAATAACACAAAAGAAGGGAAAAGGTAAATGAAACCAATATCAAGAAGAAAAGAAAGAGGAGATTGATGCCTAATTGGTGCAGTAATACTGTCATCATTCAGGGCGAGCCTGGAGAGGTCCAACAACTTCTAGATTCAGTAGAGGATAGCGGGACCGCATTCAGTCTTGATAAGGTCATAGCAATGCCAAATGCATTGCGTGGTCAGTCAGCGCCTGAACGTGATGAAGATGCCGCATCTACTAACATGAAACTCTACGGAGCTAAAGACTGGTATGACTGGTCTAATCTCAATTGGGGGACTAAATGGAATGTAGATGCAAATATTGTCTACGATAACGGCAAGAACAATCCGTTATTAAATCAGAATAGAACTGTTCGTATTCAGTTTGAATCTGCGTGGGCTCCACCCTTGCCGGTGTATGAAGTGTTGGCTGCAAGGTGGCCCAACACAAACATTTACGTCGCCTATGATGAACCCGGTTCAGATTTTGCCGGATACGTCATGTATACCAAAGGGCGAGCAGTTAAGGAGGGAAACTTCTCATCTCCAAGTGGCCAAATGAACTATGTAGATCCTCCAAGTGAGGAGGACGTGTTCACGTGGTTTCCAGATGAAGAAAATTATGAGGAGGTGGGAAGTTATGTAGAAGCGGCCAAAATTCAACACCATGCTATGAAAGCAAGGCTAGAAGCAATGGCTAGTAAGTTAAGATAACAACAGAAAGGGGTAGCCATGGATAAAGAAATGTACTACAACATAGTTGTATCATTTCATATGCAAGTTGCAAAATGGCGCGTTGATGACCCCACCAACAAAGATAACTGGGAGTATTCCCTTGAGATCTATGATCGTAATCAAGGTAGGTGGATAAACATCAATGACCTTAAAAGACCGGGCGAGTTTAGCTACGTATATGACGTTAAACTCAATCCGGTACAAGAAGTAAAACCTCCGGGAGCACCGGAGGTTCTAGACGGAGAGTAGCCTATTAGAGCTTACTCCGCTAGTATACAGCAGTATGAAGGGAGATAGGAACATGCTGTATATGCAAGTTAGAGACAAGCATATCCAAAAGCTAGTTAAAGCTCTTGAAGATGCGGGTCTCGAGGTATCCAGAACCAAAGGTAAGCAGCACGTTAGAGTGCGTAATCCAAAGACGGGTAAAATTGTCTTCTTTGGCGCTGCTTCACTTGGTGATTGGAGAGCCTCAAAAAACATCCTACGTGACCTAAAGCATGTAGGATATAACAGTAATAAACTCGGATAAGAATAGGAAACACAATGCCACGAAAAGTAAAACAACGTGTCAAAGTAAACCTACGCCAAAATCTTGAAAAAGGTGGCGCATGGTTATGTGAAATCCTGTTTCTAGATGAAACAGATACCACAGTCTCAGTAAATATGACAGCATGGAAAAATGCGTCTGCTGCTAAACGCCATATCAAATCTATCATCTCTACATCTACACCTAGAAAGAGCATCAAGCTTTTAGGAAGTGTTGTAGACGAGAAAGGTAAGCCTACGTATTTCGCAGGTGATATGACTTACTCAGTGGCGGCATAACCATGACTAAAACAGAATGCACACTGTGCTACGGGAAAGGCTACACTGGTTGGACATCCCCCGATGGAGATTACTCTATTGAAACCTGTGAATGCCAAAACTAAAATCTTCTCCTGATAGCCCTGTCTAAATAATTAAGCCCCCGCCTTTATGGCGGGGGCTAATGTTTGTGTTGGCGATTTTTGCCTAGTCTTTATGGAACTCTTCAAACTCGTCTTCTAAGTCTTCCAAATCTTCTAAATCTTCAATATCCCCTAATTCATCAGGCCATTCATCTTCAAATTCATCTTCAAATAGATCTGGATCTAGGTTATCTTCTTGCATGTGCTCTCTCCTTATTTTGTATTATCTTTGATTAGTTTTACTTCGCAAGCATCTGTGGTGCAGTATGCTTCACCAACGGCGTCTGCCGCCATGCCAGCATATACTCCCGCAAAGTCTATAGGAAATAATGTCATAGTTGCTTCATCATACTCTTCTTTTGTAATTTGAGTATAAGGCATCTGTGGGTATACAGAATTACCTGACGGGAGGAACGAGACTGTCTTCAGCTGGCCATCGTACATATGCAATACTGTGCCTATGTGATTACTTTCAGTTTCGGGGTCAAAGCTGATAGTTACAGATACCGAGTTATCAGACCAATGCCTTTGGGCTGTAGCCGCTAATCCAATTTTCTCATAGATAGAGACTTCTTTCTCTGACCTGACTGCATTTGACTCAATTGGGAAGAATACAACGGACGTTGTGTCTGGTGATTCTGATGCGGGCTCAACCCTATACATTGCCATCTTAAATAGTGGGAGCATAGGGTCTGAGTTGGCAAATCTTATGGCTCTTAAGAAGTACTTTCCACCTACTGGCCAGTGAACTCCCGGAGATTCTCCTGCTAAAATACTGACTGTTCCTGACGGCTTAACCGTGGTCATTTTAATTGACTCTCGGATACCTAACCATTCTGAATATGATTGATCATAGTTCTTAATTACTTCATATCCCGCATCCATCCAGGATCTGAGCTCCGGTAAACCTTTATTGTCCGCAAAGTTGGCGACTCCACTTATAGATGTTCCAATACGACGATTGCGCTGCATAATTGCATTTGTCTCTTCCCAGTGAGTAGGGAGTAGAGTTACGGTCTTAGCATAGAGATACGCAAACTTAAGGGTTCTCTTAAAGTCTTCTAAACTCTCGTGACGATTTAGGTACGTTTCTACCAATGTACAGCATTCAAAAGATTCTAAAGACTGTTCGGCACAAGGGTTATAGCCTGCTGCTCTCCAGTCTTTATTGTTGATTGGGTCTGATAAACGACCATATTGTCTAGTTACGTCCATCCAGACTACACCTGGCTCACCGTTACGAGCAATACCATCAATGATGGGAGATAAGTCTTGTCCTACAGAGACTTCCACAGAGTTATTAGACATCCATGCCCAACCCGGTTTAGCCGGATCATAGCTATTACGTTCTGGATAAACTTCTGCATTCTTTAAGTTGAGAAAATCAGGGTCGTCAATACGACCAATAAGAAGTTCAGCGCTACGACGTACGTTACCGCTAACGACGCAAACGCCAATTAGATTACCAATATCAGCAATATCTTTGCGAGTGAGTTTTTCACCGGCTCTTCCATTAAATATACTGTGGATATAGTTATGTAGTTTTTCTAACGGTTCGTGTCCCGCCGCTGTTCCGCCAAAAGTCTTAATTGGCGTTCCCGCTGGGCGAATCTCTTTGTAATCAAATACTGGAGCCGACGAATCTGGTCTGAGGTAGGAATTGATAAGGAGGCTGACTGACTCAACCCATCCTTCTCTGGTGTCTGATACGACATATTGTTCTCCTTGCTTAGGGGCGTAGATTGTAAAGTCCTTATCCGCTCCTTTGTCGTCAAACCCCACACCAACTCCAAGCATTGATGCTTCCATTAAAAATGCAAATGGTCTAGATGGATCGACTTTCGTCATAGATAGGGTAGACACGAATGCGCAGTTCTGAAGCGCGGCAGAGTTTCGGTATTGATTTACTATGGGTGTTCCCATTACCCATAGTCCACGTCCCGGTGGAGTCCACTTTAAGTTCCACAAACGGTCAAATGCTTCTTTAGCCGATGCTTGAGCCTTAGCGTCATTCCACGGAAGACGATTAGTTTTGGCATGCTCTTTCTGGAGAGAATACATACCGTTGATGACTCGCTCACAAACGTCTACCCATGTTTCTTTGGTTCCGTCTGTTTTTAATCTTGAGTATGTTCTTAAAAAGGTTATCTCTCCCACCGAGTTACCTGCGGCATCTTTATAGCCCCAAGGTACTGACTTTCCTCTATATCCATTAACAAAGTCTTCGGTTAACTTAAATGAAAACAATTTACGTCCCTTCTAATCTTCGATATGGTCTGAGATAATCTTACTAGTTTCTGACTCGGATAGCCCATCGCCAGGCAGTTGTCTGAGGGTGTTGGCTCTGTCTCCAAATAGGGCAGACATAACACCTCCAGAGGTCTGTCTTTCGACGGTCATCCGGACAAACTCTCGATTGTCCTCCAGTTCTTTCAGTTGCTTTACGATCTTAAATAGTCGATCAATTTCCTGCCCAGTATTGGGATCTGGATACCCGCCGTTTAATTCTTCGGCGTAACGAGAGAAGGCAACTCTAGCACCTTGCATCTCGATGATGGCATTGAGCAATCCCTTCAATTGGTCTTTAGTCTTAACCTCTACTGGAAGGTTGAATGCACAAGCATTATTTTCCTTAAATGCGGGGCAATTTGCTGCAACAAAACATGTATTACATTGACGCAATGAAGACTGGTTAGTTCCGAGCACATTTACGTCTCTTATCAGGTCCCTTCCATCTTCATCTTTATCTATAACTCTCTTCGTAGATACTGAAAATACGGGTAAATTCATAGTTTCTGATGGGTCTCTAGGAACTATTTTCATAGTTGCTGGGGTGTTTTCTTTCCGCATATCTAAGTCCTTGTTATCAGGTTCCAACCCTAGTGTTTCCGCAGAACCGGGAGTATCTATGTCATCACTGTTATCAGATAACAATCTTAAATGTGGTGGTTTTTTCTTGTCCAAAGATTCCTCCAGCTGCAGGTAGCTCCAAATAGCGAGGCGAGTTACCTCGTTACTATCATCATTAATAATCTTATCGAAATCCAAACCTGCCCGTTCAATAACAGCTTTATAACGTGGCCGTGCCTGGTCTTTTTGTTTCTTTTGGTATCGTACTAGTTTAGTTCCATCCCAGACAATAGTTTCTCCTCGCATCATGGGGGATAGCCACGAGAGGGTGCTGGCGGTGGATAGAGGCACTTGTCTTAGATTGTCTGGCTTGGCACAACCCAAACCATGGAAGTTAGTACCAAACTGCCCTTGTAGGGCCCTGGTTCTTCCGGATAACGTAGCGTCGTCTTCTATAGTATCTCCCAGAATAGCTATGTTAGCCCACTGCTCTGCTAAAGCCATTAAAGTTGGGTGCCCATGTTGTGAGTGCCATACTGGCCAGTATTTATCCCCAAGTTCAAATCCAAGAGTTTTTCGTTGCTGGGCAATCCAGTCATGACCAAGGGCAGGGGCATCAAACTCTACAACACCAGATATACGATCATAGTTAATTGCAACCCAATCCTCGAAGTTAGCCGCATGTTCTTCTAGCTCAGCCTTACTTAGGTTGGGATTAGATCCGGCACCGGCTACATAAATCTTTACATCATCAGGATATTTCTCTGATAATAGATAGTCTTTAGTTTTAGGTAAACCGCGTTTAGCTAGGCCCCAGTAACTAACGCCTATATGTTTTACTCCACTATCAATCAAAAGAAGTCTATGAGAGGGGACTTCTCCCCCAAGAAATACTATATTCATTCAAATCTCTTTACCTTGCTGCCCAAATCAGCATCTAACAGAGCCAATCGTTGACGCTCTACTTCTGCAGATAATTCTTTCCAGGGCCTTACCGGACGGGTAGTTCTAACAAACTTTGGTGCAGAAAATAACAATGTAGGTACATTGTTGGCGAGCGCATAGGCACATCTATCTACATCTGGATCTATAAAAAGCTCTACTCTGCCTTGAGATCTGGCAACATCTAGCTGACGCATGCGTAGATCTTTACCCTCAAAAGCACATCTATCATCATAGATTTGGGCATAACCAACTATGAGATTAGATTTAAGCCAATGTTCTGTAAGTTCTGGGTTTTGATCTGACCCAATAGTCATGCGGTAGTTTTGTGCTAGTACTCTATATAGTTTAATACCGTCTGGGATTGGATCCCCAACTTCGGTACACAGCACGCCTTCTAACGATATTAACGCTGTATTCATCTATGGCCTTAGAGCTCTTCTGACCATAACACTTGCATCAGGGAGCTCTACGCCATACTGCTCTAGTTGACTTGCTTCTTCTGCTGCCTTTTTGTGGTCCTTAATTGTTCTTAGTGCTTGTATTACCCCAGTTCGTTTTCCAGCTTGCCATCTATAGTTATTAAAATCAGAATAGCCTTCGCCAATACGACTAAAGGCAACTTTTCTTCCAGAATGTATTTCATCAAAGAAAGCTTCAGCTTGCTCTGCAGCAAGTTTTAGTTTAGATTCGGCATTAACTCTGTGTGCGGGGTTTTGTGCACTTCTAACCTCATTGAGCGCAGAAGAATACCTGTCTACAAGTTCTGAACCTTGTTGATAATCTCTATTAGCTTTCAAATCCCATTCTGCATTGCGTGGCGGTGTTTCATACTTAGGCTCAACAGTCCAGTCATCTAGAATTAAATCATAGGCGGCATATGGGTTAATATTTCTAATATCGGACTGCTCATTTACATAAAAAGTTAATTCAAATCCGTGCCAGTTTTTTGTTTTTGGAGCCAAAGCGTTATAAAACCCTTCATTTATTTCTTTGGCAATCTCTGCGTCTGAGAATCCTATATAGTTTTTATTAGACTCTCTAAAGCTAACGTAATCTACCCCCACCAAACAATCTAAATCTCCGGGAAGCCGTGCCGCCTCCCATTGATAGGAAACCCCAGATCCGGCTAACCATGCCCTAGTCCAACTATGAGCATTGTTAAACCTTCCATCAAGGAAAGTCATTAGTAGCGTTAGAACACCTGTTCGAATAAACGGGTGAAGCTTTTCGCCCACATCAAATAGCTTTGGGTCCAACATAGGGGATGGTGCGCTGAAATAAGAGGTAGATGCCGGTGAAATCGCGGGAATAGGTCCGCTCTTGGCTATAGCATCAATGTAACTCATAGCCCTATTCTTTCACTGAGTGTGCAGGTACGTCTTGGTTTATTCTGCTTCAGCAGACTTTTCTAGCTGTTTAATACGGAGCACAGTATATTCAGCAGCGGCCTGTGCCTGAAGATCGCTGACGATCTCCGAGCAGAACCGGCGTACCTCCACAAGGGAAGCTTCTCTATCTAAGTCAATAGAGAAAATCTCTGGGTTTCGTTCAACAAACATATCGCCGTTTTCATTCACTAATACGGCAAATCCGGTCTTCATCTTTGGCTTGTTTTGTGTTTCTTCAGTCATGATGCTCCTTATTTGTATAGGCCTTTGTCTTCACGTTGTCTTGTTACATAATATGTCTTTACTGGGCAGAAATCACAAAGATATACGTTGGTACTAGCAGACTGTGCTGCGGACTGTAAACCAACTTCTTTGCGAAGTTCTGCAGTGCTTTTAGGAATTAGACGCTTTTTGCTGTCTCTCCAATCCCCACAAGCTCCTACGGGACGCATATGTAAGTTGTAACACTTCATTGCGTCATCATAGAAAGTTGCTTTAGTTGTGTAGTAGTCTGGATCTAGATCCGCTAAACCCCCACCAACTCTAGTTCTTAAATTCTTTATGATCTCTTTTTTAAACTTTTCTTGAGACCATATTTTTACTCCGATCTTAGATAGAAAACCTGTGTGGGGAACGCCAGCGGACTGATGTTTTTCAACTAACAGCTCTAGCAGCGTATCATCTTCTGGACGACCTTCAAAGTCTGGCAACTCTTCTATGGTCTTACAGTTAAAGCAATAGAGTAGACGAATCTTTGGACCGTCATCACGAACCTCGGTGTATGTTCCTTGGTCGGCAGGCGTGTTTCCACTACCTAAAATAGGAATATCAGACATGGGCCTATCCTAGCAGGTAATTTACTCGCCCCTGGTATTCCTGCGTGGTTTGCTCTGTACGGGGGCTGGAATAGCTGGTGTTGCAAGCTGAGATGTCTCGGTAAGCATCCTTTGCTCATCTGTTTCTCTATCAGAAATGGGAGTTAATCCGGCAGAAGCGGCTAGCTCGTTAACTCTTGCCGGTCCAAAGAACTCTTCTTCAGCCACTTTTCTAAACTGAGTAGTTGGTGGAGCAGGTGGAACAAAAGAATCTGTTTTATGGACGCGTTTATGGTGGGCAATTGCTGGAACTATTAAAGATCTTGCTTCAGTACCCTCTAACCCTAAATTTTTGGCGTGATAATAGTAGGCTTCAGCACTGGGCTGCACGCTCCCATCATCTGCGGTAGACAATGATCTTAAAAGAGCTTGGTGAGCTAAATGTAGGCGGGATTTGCCGCCAGTAGCTCTAGATATAACATCAGGAATTGCAGGCAATGTGGCTTTCCACCCCGCATCAACTAAATCTTTAAAGTCTTTTTCTGAAAGCACGTCTTGAGCTTTAGGTTTTGGAGCTCTTCCTGGACCATGAGTAAGTTTTTTTCTACCCGTCCAAGGTTGAGCACCGGCTTGTTGTGCAAAACTTTCGTCTCTAAATTCACCTAATTTTTTATGTCTAGCTCTATGCACTCGAAATGCAAGTCTGTCGTCCTTTGTGATCGGATAGCTAGCAAACTCTTCTCCGCCCATATACTCAGACGCGGGAGTTGGTTCCATAGAAACTGCTGTTTCATCCCTACTTAGTTTTAGAGCTTTTAGATGCCTATCACATACGGGCATGTGCATTTCTTGACCCGGAACTTTTATAAAGTGTCTGGCATAACCCGCATGTCTAGAACCTGGAGCATCACATTGCAATGGTTTGTGTGCTTCCGGTCTATTTCTAAATAATTTTTCTAAATAGTCAAAAGTAGGTTCATCTAATTCGCCTGTATACGCATCTACCTGAGTTTCTTCAGGTATGCCAATTACTCTACGACGATATCCGCCAGGATGAAACTCTTCACTGAGGCCAACCTCAACGTGACCCCCAGATTTTTCAATATCTGTTTTACCTGGTTTAATGGTATCTGGAAGCGCCTCAAACTTATCGGGAGATATGTCTGGGCCTTGTCGTTTGGCCGGTACATTACCACCAGAACCTGGGACAACATCGTTAGCCATTTTTCTTTCGCTTCTTGCCTTTGGTAAGTGCGGTAGCGTTATCTCTTAATTCTCTGTTATCACGAATTCCCATAGTTCCGGTAAACTCATTATCATCAATTGCATAGTCTGGATGATCTTTTGGTAGGGCAGCACGACGAGCAATATCTGCATTTATTTCTGCTATTAAATCTCTCTTTTTAGGAGCAAAACTAGGACGACTGTTGTCGCGACGTGGAACATTACTCATCTTGTTTCGTCATCCTTTTCATATCACGTTCTTCTTTAAATTTACCCATTGATATTACATTATTATTGGATTCGTCTGCACCAACCATTAGATTAGCTAAACGACCCTTCCCAGCTAAACCATTTAGTACATCTGCAGTAGTATTTGGTCCAGCCTTTTTAACTCCGAATCCCATGTCATTTGCTACTAAATGCGAAGTGTCTTCTGGTTCGTAGTCGTCATCATAACTAGATTCACCAGTTACTTCGTTAATGCCTTGTTCTTTACCTAGTATGTGCTCAAAAAACGCATTTTTTCCTAAACGAAAACGCGCTTGAATATCGCCAGGACCTCTTCTAATAGGTACGACGTTAGACGGAGTGTCCTTCTCGTCCATGGACTAGTAGGTTGGCCCCATAGTATCTTCATAAGAGTTAGAAACTCTTTGAGAAGACGATGCAGCTTTTGTAGCTAATGGGTTTACCTTAGTGGAATCTTCTTGATCAATATAATCATAGTTCCAATAAGGATGTAAGTCTTGACGGTTAGCTCTTACTAGTTCGTCGCCCTTGCCTGCAGCTACAGTTGTATTCGGACGTACCTTACGATACTTTCCATCAGTAGCGCCTTCGTTTAGGCTTTGGTTTAGTGAGCGTGATTCGTTAGTTGCCATTAGTTATCCTTTTTCTTAGGTGCGGTTACTTGTACAGAAGGCATTGGTTCACGATATGGCTCGTTCTTTTTTGCGCCACCACTTGTCCAAGGATCTGCTGCACGGGCATCGTTATCCTTTTTAGCAGCGCTAGTAACGCTAGCTAAAAGAGCAAGTCCATTAGGTGATTTAAATCCCTTACGTATTTTATCTCTACGAGGTACAAAACTCATTTTTTGCCCGCTTTCTTTTTCTTTTTGGCCTGTTTTTCCCGCTCTTTATCCGACATAGTCTTTACCTTTAAAGGTACGATCTTTGTTTTTTTAAGTGGGCTATCCACGTCTATAGTATTACGTGTAAATACCCTTTTATCTCGTCTAACGCCCGCCATTATGACTTCACATCCCGTCTGACTTGCTTTCTAACCCTAGGTCTGATTACTTTTCGGGTTCTAGACCTCTGTCCAGTAGCTCTATAAATACGGCGTTGTGCAGCGCTTTCTGAACCTGGGTTTAGTGTAGTAGATTGTTTACCTACCCAACGCCCAGAGGGTCTTTTCTCCCAACTATCGCCAACAGATTGGTATTTAACGCCGGTCTTAGTTTTAGGTTTGCGAGCTACGGCAGGTTTATAAGCTTTTACAGTCTTAGGTTTTTCAGCCACCCATAGCCCCTTTCCTTGCAGATTCGTACTTTAAATTTCTACATGTTGGGCAAACCTTGCCGTCACCATACATGACAACTACCGGATCCATAACTTCCCTGCACTTACGACAAATTCTACTACCATCATAGATAGTAAGGGTACTGATTTCTTCTACCATACGGACTCAGTTACGTTTCTGGAAGTACCCTGGTAAGAAGTTGGAGACTGTGAGTAGTCAGTTCTAGTTGGCTGGTACTCAATATTGACATCTACTATGTCCATAATAGTAAGCTCTTCAGTTCTATAGCCGAACTTAGGACGAAATAGCTGGATCTGAGGTAGGTTAGGACGCACAATATCTTGAATCATAGCTGCCGGCAAAGTTACAGACATAATTGCACGACTAATTAAGGCATCCTGGGTATCTTCAAAAGGACCCATGTAGTCATAACGGATTTTAGGACCGTTATCTACAATTTCACGGGGCTTACTGTGATCGTATACGCCGTCTTGCATCATGGTTTTCTCTTTGGTAATCGACTCATCTTTTTACCTACACTTTTTGATGAAGCCAAAGCATCAGTAATATTTGATGTTATAAGCGGCTCATCATCGTTACTTGTTGTGCCGCCAGAAGGGTTAACTTGACGACCTTGTGGAAACCAACGAAGTCTGTCTCGTAAATATTCATGTCTTGGATGTGGATTATCAAAAGTATGTACAGTCTCTCCGGCAGCACGTTTAGCACGTACGCCTGATCTTTCTTCGTCTCTTCTTCTTTTTAGCGGTTTAGAAAGATCGCCAAAGGGGTCCTCTTCATCCATATATCTAATGACGTCTTCCATTCTATGCCAAGTTCTTGTACCACGCTGTAAACGATCTTCACCGCTACTACCCATACCCTTACGCTCAACGTAATGTGGCATGTTTCTGGTGTGTGTCCATTTTTTGACGGTATCTGGATGAACGCCGTAAACTCTCGAAAGCTCTGAGTTACTTAAAAGAGATAAGCCCTCATTATCAACAGGAACTGGTGCTGCAGTTGAGGGGCGTGTATATTCCTTAGACATAACTTCATCAAAATGTTCTTTGCTTTGAATAGGCTGAGCCTTAGGCATATCGTCTCTGGGATCGGCCACTGCTTCAAACTTTTTGACCTGGGGGGTTTTTTTATTATTGTCTTTTTTTGCCATTATTGCCACCTAGGTTTTAGGTGTTCAAAATGTCCAGCAAGCTTTGTATTAAACTCTAGAGGTACGTTGGCAGATATATTAGCCTTACCATCATTGATTAAACGTGGTGCTGGAGCTAAAGTAGACTTAGGGGCATTGCGTTTAACCATAAAAGCAACTCCCCCCTCATTATCTATAAGCTTAGCTTGAGCTTTAATTCTACGGTCAGGCTCTAGTCCTTCTGGCCAAACATATTCACCAAGGTCTATGCGTTCGCCCTTATGAACACCGCGTTGGTATCCACGTTGATTCTGACGTGCCTTAAGGGAGTCAAGTACAACATCTGATACCGCGTAAGGCTTTCCTCTATCGTCACGGCGAGAACGAATAGTGCCTAAATAGCCGTCAGGGTATTCAGCAGACGGCGTTTTTCCTACACCAATACGCAATGAATCCATTACGCTGCGAGTAACTACAGGCGTACCTCCACCACCAGTAGTGGTGTAAGCTCCAATATACCCGCTAGCGCCCAGGTATTGCCAGTTTTGATGTGAGGATGGCACGATTATTTCTCCTCAGTAGTCTCTTTAACTTCTGCTTTCTTTTTTACTGCTGCTTTTGGTTCTTCAACCACTTTTGGTTCTTCAACCACTTTTGGTTCTTCAACTACAGGCTCTTCAACAACAGGCTTTGAAATAGCGGGGGTAGGTAAAGAAACTTCAAAGATCTTTACGTTTAGATCTCTACTTAGTTTTATAAACCATGGCAAGTGAGAAGCACAATAAAATTGAGACGTTGGTTTTTGTCTCAGTTCGTATACAGCAACACTTGAACAGTTATCGCACTTCATTATTTTTTCTTTTTCTTCTTTGACTCTGCCACGATTGATTCAAGTTGTTTTTCAATCTCTGGAAGAACAGCTTTGACAATACCAAATGCTGGGTCTTTTGGATTAAATGCACGTGCTGCTACGGGTACAACAGCTGCAAGTCCTGCGGCAATAATTCCTTTTGGATCTGTAATTTCTCCAGTTTGCCATACGGCTAAAGCTGCTGCAATAAAAGAGCGACCGTATGAGGCTAACATAGCCTGTAGTTGTTTCTTGTCCATATTTATCCTTTCTAGGGAGGGTCCTAGACTACCAATAGTGCCCTAAAAGGGGTGTAACGTCAGGCTAATCCCGGCCTTCTTTGAGGTGCTGATCTAATCTGCCCTTCATTTCAGCCACATCAGCCCGGATCTCGGACAACAAGGGGAGGATCTCCAACTTAACTTTGTCAGAAAGACTTGATCCACCGTTAGGTTTTAATTCACTTAAGTATTCTTTAACAAGATATTGATTAAACTTTTTAATTCCAATTCCGAGTGATGAAAGAATTGCAATTAGTCCTGTAATTACTCCAACCCAATCAAGTACTGACATTTAAACTCCCAAGCGATATTAAGTTGTAAGTGCAAACTATGATACATGTAACACAATCTGTCATGGTAAAGTACGCTTACAAGATAGGAGATTACCGTAAATACACTGCGTATATTCGCAGCACTAATTGGTCTCTATAAAAGAATAACATTTGCCCTAGGAGTAGGGTTTTTTTTCGTATTGCTAACTATTTCTTCTGCCTACGCTGAAGGGGAAGGGTCAACAACCACAGGAGAAACAACCCAACAGCCCACACAAAGTCCAGAACCATCTCCTAGTCCTTCCACAACGTCTTCGAGCGAAGCGACTCCAACTCCGACTCCAACTCCAGAA